TACCGTAAAGTATTAATTTACGCCTCCACCCTTTGGGTGGAGGTGTCATTAATCCTTACGGAACCGCAGTATAAATTTACGCCTCCTCTCCTGAGGAGAGGAGGCGTAAATTTATACTCGACGGTACGGTAAAAAATTGGGATTCTGAAAAAAAATGAACAAGTTTGAAGAGCGTACAAGTCTTCAAACATGTCCTTCTATCCTACCTCTCTTGTCATGCGAACCAACCAGTGTTTCTATTGCGGCAATGAAAATGAAAATGATGAACGTACTATTGGGAATATAGGAATTCGATACTGTACCGAACACAAAGCATCTGCGAAACGTGATTCAAATGCGTATCTACATGAACATGGGATGGTAAAGACCAGAGATGCTTTACAACATCCTGTTCTAGGTCCCTTTCTCTCTTTGATGGCCTCTCCTGTGTATATTCGCCGTAGCAATGGAGACGTAGAAGGTCAATGGAGCCTCCAAAACGAACCCTGGCATGACGAGAAATTAATTCTGTCGAAGAACAGTACCTGGTATATTCCTATGATTCATACAAAGACCGAAACTACAAAGGGAGTTTCTCTAGAAATTTTCGAGGATGAACGGGTTGCTTCTCTGAACAATCCAGCCATTCGAGCACAATTGCCAAGCATCCGGGCCCTTCTCGAAGAAGGACTCTACAAAACTGATTATGAAGCCTATCAACTTGTGAGCCCTTCTCGACTAGTCCCTGAAACAAAGGGAGTCGAGTATTGCTATTCGAACGGACAACTAGGACGAATCTTTATACCGTTGGTTGAGCGGGAGACTGTCTAAACTAGACACTCCAACTTCTACTAAGAAATGGCACCCTACATTGGCCTTATCGTAACAGGCAGGGCTCTCCAAGATTTTTGCGTTTTTCTGAAAACACTCCAGGTATGGCACCCAGATGCGACCTTGTATATCTTTACGGATACGGCTACAGCCCCGGCAATAAGAGAACTTCCATTTGAACTATGTACAGTCCATATCAAAGAATGCTTGGACAAGTACAAGGGATTGACAAGGCAGACAATGGAAGCCACTCCAGGCACAATCTACAAAACACTCTGGACTGATTTTATGTATGAAAAAGTAAATGTGATTGAATGGATGTTAGGAGAAAAAGAAGAAGACAAAGAAAAAGAAGCCTGGTTCCTTGATGCAGACATTGCCTTTCTAGCCCCTCTCCCTTCTATACCGAGTACGGCTACTGTAGCGTTATCCCCTCATTACATTCGCCCTCGCGATGAAGCCCTCTATGGTAGATACAATGGCGGGTTTTTGTGGATTCGAAGCAAAGCCCTTCTGGAGGTGTGGAGAGTCGCAGGACATACGGCTCGTTTTTATGAGCAATCGGCACTGGAGGAAGTTGCGAAAGAGGCTGGAGCCTCCCTTCATACGTTTCCGATTCAAGTCAATTTCGGATGGTGGCGAATGATTCAGTCCACCGAATCTCCTCTTGTAATCCAATCCAAATTTAGTTTGTTTCGGCAGGAAGAGGGTACAGGAATTCGCTACGACGGACATATTCTTCAATCGATTCATACCCATTGGTACGATACTACAGGAGATCCTGCCTATTTCAACCAGTGGATTAGAGCCTATTGTGAGAAATTTAGAAGACATCCACCCATTCAAAAATTTTTAAATAGTATCAACTTATTCGTCAAGAAGAGCGTCTAGCCAGGATTCTTGTTCTTCTTTTGGAATCTCCAATTCGGCAAAGACTGCTTCAGCGGCAGCACGTCGCTCCCCCATTGGGAGAGCACGCAGAGACACCATACGATTCTGAAGTTGCTCTCTAGTAGAAAGAGAGGATACTGAATCAAGTCCCGTATGAAATCAGCGTAACACATTCGCAAGACGAGTCATCTTTCCTTGAGGGCACATACCGGTTCCGTCGAGAACTTCTTCGGCCAGACGCACTCCAATCTCTTTTGTAAATTCGGAATGGGCCAACGCATAATCCCAAATGCGACGAAGAAGATCGCTGTATCGAACATCGAAATTAATAGTATTGTAGACATCATATCGAAATTCTGTCCACAATGGCTCTTCAATTACCTGATGCCAAGGGGCTGGTCCTCCTAACGATTCACACCACGAATTTCGAATGGATTCGAAGAGAGAATCATAGCGATGGGTCATCCAATGATGCAACCAGGTAGCAGAGGGAGCCTGATGAGAAAAGGCTGGATTCCAGTTGCACAACAATTCGGCTACTTTCTCAATTCGCTGTCGAGAAGAGTCAAGGACCCACAAATCTCGAAGATCCATAGACATTGCTAATCGAAGTTCAAGAGGTAATGTTTTTGCATAAGACCATAGGTCACAAAACACATCCTGAATGGAAACACGACTTCTGAATTCATAGTCTCCTACTACCACAGCATAGGGGTCATCCTTCTCTAGAAAGGTATAGATGGCTTTTACATCGAGTGCTTCTGGATCTCCAAGGGTCTCCCCCCATTCTGCAACCATAGAGTTCCAGGAGGGAATCGGTGGATCCATCAGAAGTTGAATTGCAGTGTTGGTTTGCGTGCGAGCAGGACCGGTATGTACATTTTCACGATCTCTTACAAACCCTGCCAATCCTGGCAATCGAGGCTCTGCCTCTTCTACTGCTTCGCCTTCTGCTGCTTCGCCTTCAGGGGGACCTCCCAAATGAGCAATGAGATTGCCAAGAAGTTGGTGAAGGTTTGCAAGCGGTATGCGACGAGGAGCAACAGGAGCAACAGGAGCAACAGGAGCAACAGTAGCAACAGTAGCAACAGAAGCAACAGAAGCACCTGAAGCGACAGCAGCTCCTGTTTCTCCCGTTGTAACAGCTGTTTCTATAGGGCCTGTAGGGCCTGTAGGGCCTGTAGGGCCTGTAAGGCCTGTTATCGGATTTTCTTGAATTACATTAATATTGTTTTGATTATTATTCAATAAATGAAGCAACAGGTCTGCCATGGTTAGAATTGCTTGGTTATTCAGATTGGACATGGTAGAATCGGAAGAAAGATAAGAAGGTAAGAAAGATAAGAAAGGTAAGAAAAGAAAAGAAAGAAAAGAAAGGATGACGGTACTTTTTCTACCGTTTAGATATACACATCAATTTTTTTGATTCTGTTAAATTAAAAATCTAGACGCTTTATAGACTATGCGAAAAACGCAGAGGCAGAAGCATGCGATAGGGGTCGCTGCTCATCCAGGAAAAGATTTTGATTCTAAGAAAATTCCTTTCGGACAGGATAGACACAGTGTTCATCACAAGGGAACCTATACGGTTGTTTCCGTGTTTGATGGACATGGTTCCGATGGACACAAAGTTAGTGAACGTGTAAATTCTCTTCTTCCATCTCTTATCCTAGAGCAACTCGTTCCTGAACTTTCAGGCTCCGCCATTGAGCAGATTCTTAAAAAATCCTTTGCCACTTGTTCCAAAGCAATAAAGGATAAATACAGTGGAACAACTGCGACTGTTGCAGTTATAACTCCAACCGAGATTGTACTTGCGAATCTGGGTGATTCTCCTGCACTCCTTTTCACCAAGGAGGGGAAACTGCTTCATACTACACATGACCATACCCATGATAATCTAGAGGAACGAAAGCGTGCGTCTTGGGACTATTACGACGATGATATATCGTGGCGTATTGGAACAGGTCTTATGGTGTCCAGGGCCTTCGGTGATCGGATTGAAGAAACAGCAGGTCTCCTTCATGTCCCTGAGATCTACCGATGGTCACAGCCAACGAACGCCTATTTGGCGGTTTGTAGCGATTCATTTACCGAGGAATATCGTCGAATCAAAGGAGTCCAACTCATTATGGCTCCAAATGGGGCCAAAGAAATAGTAGAGGAAATATACAGTGTCTTGGATCGTGAGAAATTAAATGTCAGTCGAGCAGCCAAACGTGCTGTGGAAGAACGCGTCAAGAAATTTTATGATGCGAAAAACGGTTGGTACAATGGTGATAATACAACACTTGTTTTACTAGACTTATGTAAGAAATCTAGGAAAGACAGGAAAAGCAGGAAAGACAATAAAGACAATAAAGATAAGAAAGATAAGAAAGGCAATAAAGGTAATAAAACAAGGAAACAAAAACACTATCGAGTATAAAATTTAACCCACCGCAACGGAGCGTTGGGTGGAGGCGTACCGTACGCAAGTCTTTAAAATGTCTTCGGAATTCCCACATTAAAATACGGCCGACATTGCTCGATACGAGCCCATGTCAGTCGAAACAACCCTTCCGCCGAAGCGTAGTGTTTCCACCAAGAGCGTCCTGCCAAAGAAAGGATCGTCCACTGGTGAACTGATGTTTCTGCTATAATCCGTTTTACATCCGCTGGCGTAGAGGCTCTGAGGTAATGGATCCCCTCCTTGGGCGGCACCAAGTACCCCTTCATATCCACACCGTCTACTACAATCGGGACGCATCCCATAGCAATGCATTCGATTTCACGATTGTTTTTGGCTCCGAATCCAGGAAGGCAGAGGCCAAATCGTGAAGTACCAAGAATGTCCAAATATTCCTCCTGGGAATACGGGTACGGTTCTCCTCCTGTACGAGTCGGCATAGAAAAGAGTTCAACCGCAGAAGACCAATCTTGCCGAGTCCGATGTTCGTGCTGAATTCCATTTTCTACACATCCCAAAAATACAGAGTGAATCGTCCGATCGCCATAGAGTTTAAAACCTTCTTTGCGAGTCGCCTTGGCTTCCAAAAGCCGAGGAGAATGAGGCCAATGACCCCATACAGATTGACGAAGTGTATGACTCCCAGGACCCGGTGGCAAACAATTTCCAAAGAGTGCCATCTGATACGGTGGCGGGTCGGCCCACCACCGGGGTGTCGGTCGATCGTAGAGTAGAATTTCACCTATAGAGCCCCACCAGCAATGCCCCGTGTCCTCCCGTGATTCGACTGTGACATAGCCACGGTCTTTCCAGAGCGAGACCATTTCACGAAATCCATCGCCTCGGTGGTTCCACAGACCCTCCAGACCCTTCCCCGAAGGAAGTACGATGTGAGGACGCTCCGAATGTTGCTCGTGAATGATGTCAAGCATATCACGAAATCCATGTGCACGTACTGCTCTGCCAACATCGAGTAAGGCTGTTTGTCTTTGAAACGGCAACGGCTCTTTCTTGACTACTCCTACAATATAGCGAAGATCGGCAGCCCCCGCCAGATGAATATGTTCCCCAATCGGAGTCGTATCAGACATAAATTCTAGTACCGTCGTGCCTTTTCGAGCGTACCAGAGCCAATCTAGGGCCGGACCTGACCCTACGAGCCATGTAGCCGAGCCAAACGCGACCCGGCGTACTGTAGCCGTATCGGTAGAAGAGACATAATGGACTTTCCAACCACGAGGCAGAATTTTATCGGCCACCTCCTCTGCCCATCCTCGCGTACAGACTGCGTTGGTATTGTCTTCTACACAAAATACCATACAAGGCCCCTGTTTTTCACTAGGTTTCGGCACCTCCGGTAGCAAGGTTCGTAACAAGGCCACATCTTCTGAGGTAACAAGGGAATGGTCCGATTCAGGTGGGACCGCCCAAACATGGTCCGAATAGTAGTTCATATCTTTCATGTGAGGAATCACAGTTATTTCACCCGATTTCCAAGTACAATCGTGAAGAAACCCTCCTATATCATCCAACTTGGGAACAAGGAACTCGGGTATCAAACTCCCTGATTCTTTAAGAATCGCCCGTAGTTTGAGAGCCCTTGGCAAATAGCGAAGTACCCATTGGCTTAGAGAGGTTCCACAGGCATCGTCGCAGGGAAGAGCCATCATACAGGGTACATGAAGACTGCTCATCAGACTACTTTGTCGGGCGGCCTGCCATCCGGAAACCCAGAGAGGATGATCGCCAATCAGAAGGTCTTGAAACGAAGACACGAGTCCGTCCGCAGATACAAAATGGCCCCCCTGAAAGTGGTACAAAGGCTCCGCGTGAGGTGGGGGCGTCCAGAGATTCGCCGATTCATAGGAAAAATTCCACTGGGTTCCCGTTTGTCGCAACATAGTACAAATGGTACGAATTCCTATTTCATCGGCCCCTAGAATCGGTCTAGCAAAGGAGGCACCCAGACCTCGTGTCCAAGCCTTTTTGACCTCTTCGGGTACAGAGCTACGTTCCTTCAGAGAGCGAACTACTTCAAAGGGTTGAATGGCCGTCGGCTCTATATAAAGATAATGAGTTTTGTACAAGACGTCTTGCGGATCGTAGGTACGAAGATTTGACCCATGAAGATGGTGAGTTTTTATAGTATAAGCAGGGTTCACAATAGCACATCGTTTTCGCATAAGAGCAATCCCAATTGCATTGTCGCATCCTGGTTTGCCAAAGGGAAACCCAAATTCTTCTTCGGTCGGCGTAAAATCAATCGTATCGCGTGCTACAATCCATGCATCTTGGGAATCAGCACGCGGTCCAAAGATAACGGAGCCGAGCCCCTTGTCTTCCCATCGCAACAAAGCCAGGCAGAGACGCTGAGACGCAAGGGGGATTCTCCAAAGAGACTGAAGAGTCTCATCGCAGTAAATATCCGCGTTGGCAAAGAGGACGAAATCACCTGCGGGCAATGTTCGAATTGTTTCAAGCACATCTAAATAAGTAATCCGATGCTCTAGCCGTCGTATTGATAGTTTTTCATGAGTCGGAACTTCAGGATACTCCGATTCATTCAAGAGAAGCACATGGTCAATATAGGGACACTCCAAATTCTTCTCTAAACAAGTTTTAATTTCTTTGTTGCGACGATGGGACATGGTCCGAAAAAACTGTTGAATCATCCAGGTCTTCGGAATACAGGCGTCCGTCGCATCAGCAGGAAGCGAATGAAAGGAGCCTTTGCAATGACGTGTCCAGGCATCAGCCTGGGCTTTCACTCCAAACGAAAAAGTGTCGCGGTCTACCGAGGAATTCCAGAGAATCCGATTAAATCGTAGAATATGAACGATGCTGATGATAACTTTTTCAAGGGGATCTGAGGCCTTGACCGGTTCCCCCAGATAGGGATACCCGTCGTAGAGGTCCTCAAACGAAAGAGCACGATCAGAGGACCATCCGCGAGCACTCAAGGCATCCAGAACACTCATAGGAGCAAAAAGGAGGCAGGGAGAATCAGCATGAAGATGCTTGGGTAGAAGAGGCAACCAGGCTTCAATCGGAGCCTCCGCAGGCAGTACAATGGCCGTTAATTCGGAGACTTTGGACACGGCTTCTACCTCAGATACAATGGTATAGTACCGAGACCAGCGAGGACTGGCTTCAAACGTGGCTCGGACCCATACGCAGGAAGTTTGATTGGTGGAGATCTGCGGTTCTATTTTTAAAATCCGAATAGGTTGCCCCGTCCGTGGATGTTTTGCAAGCATTCTTTAAAGATTCATCTTGAAAGAATGCTTAGACCGTTGAAGGGTTCTTTATAGTTGGAAGAAGTCTGTAGCAGACCCCGTCGTTACAAAACTACTTGTATAAGAGATTCCACCTTGAGTAAAACTAGCGACCACAAGGGTCGACGCCGTGGAGGTCAATCCAAGTGCGGTCTCCAAACTACCAATGGGAGAATTGGACGTCACATTGTAAAAGGCAAGTCTACTCATTGCATCATTGGCCACTGGATAGTTAAATCCAGTATACGTAGCGGTTCCTGTTGTAGGAGGGCCCGTCGTAGCCGGACTTTGGAAGGGAGGTCCCAGAAAGGTAGAAGGAGCATACGCGGAATTGGACGTCACTGCAGTAGGAAGAGTATAACTGTATTTCATAAAACACGTCTGACCTTGTACCGTAAACGTAGGGCCTGTTCTTGTAATGAGCGGATTGGTTAGACGATATTGGGTACCACTGACTTGTGTGATACTTGTGGCTAAGAAAGAATATGAATTGATTGCATTACTAAAGGTAAATGTAAATTGTGAACCAAAGGATTGAATCGGTGGAATATAGGTAAAGTAATTAGCAAAGTTTACATAAAAGTCAGGATTACCACTGGGAAGCGTCGCCTCTATGAATTGTCCAAGGGCCAGAGAGGTGCTGAGAATGAGGGCTTTGGACGCGGCCCCATTGGAGCCCAACGTATTCAAAGTTCCCCGTATCAAATTGTTCGCAGAGTAGACTACATCATTCGGAAAAGAAGTGGCTACATTGAGTAGATTGGTTAGCGGATAAAAGCCTCCATCTGTGACACCGACCAGTTCTGTTCCACCCAAGTAAGACGTTGCGGCTCCAGGATAGTTGGCCGAATAGAGGGAAACTTGTGTAAACTGCGGAATGACCGTCGTAAAAATAGTAGAAGTTGCATTTACAAAATTACCAGCTATATAGGTAAAGACCGTAGTAGGAACAAGGGGTGATGTCTGATTAGAAAGATAGGGTGCCAAAATAGTCGCGGAAGAAATAGACAAGGGATAGGGTCCGTACTGGGCTATTAGGTTTCCTCCTGCTACGACATCTACAAGAATATCAGGATTGAACGAAGGAGAGCCAAGAGTTCCAAAAGGGAAAAAGGAATAATTCGACCATTGGACTAGGACCGGTGTACCTCGCCAGAAGAAATTGGAACTGGTTGGAAGATTGTAAATAGTTCCGCTTCCGAACCCTACATTCCGAGTAATAGACGAAATCTGCGAGTTCTTCGCAGCAATTCGTGGATAGACATTCAGAAGATTCGTGTAAATCACTTGATTGAGAATGGTGTATTCGTATTGTAAAATATAGTCAGAATTGGAAACAGTAGGAAAAACATTACCAAACACGGTGGTAGGAAGTCCCCAACGATAGACATCAAACCGTAATTGACTGTTATTGTTTGCATAAAAGGAGCCGACCGTGCTGATATCAAGTGTAATGATACCTTTTCTATAGTCGAGCCCTGAAATTCCGTTTGACGAGTAGTTGATACGATAGTTGGAGGCAGGACTGGTTTGAAGTCCATAAACACGAATAGTGAAATTGCGATAATTAATCATGTCCATAGTGGCCAAGAATGTAGTGCCAGTTAGAGACAGATTTTGGAATGCATACAAACTGGAAAAACCAACTGTCGAGATTTGAGAATTTAGATTCGTTACATATTGATTGTAAGCAGTCAACGTAGAGTTCTGAATTACAATCAAGGTAGAATTCGCGGCCCCTGCTGTTGCACCGGTAATAGCTGCATTGGTGGAATTTACGCTGGATGTAAGAAGTGCAGGATAGGTATTCAAGGTAGAATTAAACTGACTGGTTTGGGTGCTCTGTTGTATGAAGTTGAGGGTTGAAATAGTCGAAAACTGAATGAGAGAAGAAATATAGAGGGATGATTGAAGCGTATATAACGAAAGAGAGGAAGCGTATAGATTTTGAAAACTCGATTGTCCCTGCCCAAATACAGTAGATTGATAGGTTAGAGACGAAGTGCCAGTCGCATTGAAGGTAGAAATGGATTGAAACTGTAGAGAGGAATAGGTTGATAAATTTTGTCCTATTGGCGTTGACACGTATCCAATAATACTGGAATTTACTTGAGATTGTGTCGATAAGACAATGATACTTGTCAAGGAAGATGTCGTAGAATAGAATTGATTTGTAATAGCTACGGAAGAAGAGGTTAAGGAGGATATTAAAAAGACAGAGCCCGTGCTGTAAAAGGAAGAGATAAGGGAGGAGGTCAGTGCAAAGGTGCTTGGAATAAGAGTGCTCAGGGTTGACGCATACAGGGTGCTGACATAGAAATTAAAGTAAGCTTTGGAAATCGATTCATTTTGAAGAGTTGTTGAATAGTAGAGAGAGGATTCAAAATATCCAACTGTATTGATAGTGCTTCCGATAAGAGTTGATGTATAGGCTTCCAATTGAATAAATGAATCATAGATACCGGCTAAAATACTACTGGTTGTTAGTACATCTAATTGGTATTGGAGAGAGAGAATACTGGATGTGTTATTGGATGTGGTGGAGAATAGACCTCCTACAACCGTAGAATTGAGAGTAGAAAAAGTTGAAAATACAGTCGCGAGACGTAGAGTTGATTCTGTTAGATTTCCTAAACCTGTGGAAATACTATTGATAGAGGCAAAGGTGTAGATATCCTGTAGAGCCTGGCTAGTGCTTACAAATGAAGAAATCCACCCATACGTAATGGAAGATTGGTTTGTACTTATTTCATTTAATCTATAGATATTGCTGGTATTCGATATAGAGGTGCTGAGAAGAGGGACTACTGTAGAATTGTAGATTGTACTGATACTGCTCAGGACAAGTTGTCTATTTAAAAATATTGTGCTCTGTAATCCAGCTGTTGTACTGAATAATTGTTGGGTAATAATAGAACTAAATGTACTTAAATTTATATTGTAAGCAATCACACTGGATAAGGATGATATCTGTTGATTTGTATACCTCATAGAGGATGCTACGGCATAGTTAATAGTAGATATATAATTCACGGTTAGAGAATTATATGTACTTGTATTTTGTGTATACAATGCAGTGCTCATCGTCGACAATCCCGTATTGACAGAACTTTGAATGGCTCCTAGTTGGACGTAGAACGTTGAAAATGTACTAAATCCGTACAAGGTACTATCAACGTACTGAATTGTACTAGTATAAATCGCAGCAATTTGAATAGCATTGCTATAGGCAATACCGTCTATTTGTGTCTGAATCGCCTGTATATTGTTCGATAAATTTTGATCGTTTCGTAACAAAGAACTAACACTTGATTGAAGAGCCCTATTTGTCGAGTAGATTTGGGTCGATTGAAACTCAACAGTAGTTTGAAGCGTGCTTATAGAGGTACTTAAATCTTGATAAGCGTTTGCCAAACTGGTGGAAAGGGTCGACAAGTTCGTTGGCGATACTGAGTTGCTCCAATAAGTTTGTCCTTGACCATTTGCGTACAGTGTGTATTGTGATGATATCGCAGCGTTCGTTGTGGTGCGAAATGTAAGATTTCGCAGAAGAATATTATCCAAACCCTGCGTCGTTGTAAACGCCATCCTAGGAAGACCTTCGTTATTTTCATTTACCAAAAACGCATCGGTCTAAGACTGATGGGAAAAGAATTACTACAAGTAGAATGTCCAATTCAGGAGGATTGCTTCAATTGGTGGCTACCGGTCGCCAGGATGTATACCTTTCCGGAAACCCTCAGACGACCTTTTTTAAACAGGTGTACCGTCGGCATACCAATTTTAGTATGGAAACACAACGAATTCCCTTTGATACGGGGGTTGATTTCAATAAACTCATAACTGTGACGATCCCTAGAAATGGTGATTTATTGAGTCAACTGTTTTTGGAGATTGAGTTGCCCCAGATTACACCCGCAGGCCCTGTGAAGCCAGGAATGACGCCTCCCACTCTTGCTCCTACCGATTATGCTACTATAGTTCCTGCGGTTAGTTGGGTAAACGGGGTGGGATTTGCAATGATTGATTATATTAGTGTTTGGATCGGACAGCAGGAAATTGACCGACAGTACGGAGAATTCTTGTATCTATGGACACGCCTGACCACACCGGGGTCTAAGAAAGATGGAGTGAATTTCATGACGGGGACTCAGGAGGTCTATAACAATACGACACAAGAGGGTCCACTTCGACTCTTTGTACCGTTGTATTTCTGGTTTTGTAAGAATCCAGGATTGGCTCTTCCTCTTTTGGCTCTTCAGGCGACACCGATTAAACTCTATATCAAATTGAAAAATGGAGCCGATATGGTCTATAGCAATGTTCTAGAGCAAGCCGTTCTTTCAGAGCAATGTCCTCCGGCGACGCTTATGACCTCTCCACCGGTTATCACTGAGATGACTTTATGGGGCGATTACATTTATTTGGATACAGAAGAACGCCGTCGATTTGTTAGTTCAAAGCATGAATATCTGATTGACCAAGTGCAACAACAGAAACGATTTAGTGTTCCGAAAAATGCCAAGTCTACAACTGTTCCTCTAACCTTCAATCACCCTATGAAAGAGATGATTTGGGTCTTCAATCAGGATCGCATGTTGGATGCACATGAATATTTTAATTATGGAAGTCGTATGTTAACCGAATACGGAATTCCGAACTCGGATCTCATTTCATCGGCTCTATTTCAATTTGATGGCTATGATCGATTTGAAGAGCAGAGTGCCCAATATTTCCGCTTGATGCAACCGTATCAACGACACACCGCTATTCCGAATGATTTTATTTATGTCTATTCGTTCAGCCTTGCCCCGGAGGCATCCCAGCCCCAGGGATCCTGCAACGGAAGTCGATTGGATTCTATTGTTCTCCAGGCTCAAATGAATCCAAGTGTCACATCTAGGCCAGCCGGCGTTACGGTCTACGCAACGAATTACAATGTGCTTCGCATTGTAGCCGGTATTGGAGGCGTTCTCTTTACGGTCTAGAGACTTTTACGAAATCGCTGGAACCACTAGAGGATGTCGACATCGGCAGAGCAACCAACCGCAGTAACTAATCCACCCCCCTCTACGGGAGCCAATCAG